CTGTTGTTGATGATCTCAGGCTGCACGTTGCTCGCGCCAACGTACGACTGCGGACGCACAGACACCGTGGTCGGTGTGATCGCATCGCTGTTGATCGGGCTGACGCGCCATTCCGCTGCGCTGGTCAAGAGGATCAACTGTGTCAACGGGATGACATGACGGATGGTGTTTGCTTCTCGCGCTGCGACACGGAAGTTGATCCGGTCATCGTCCTTGACAGGAAGCGAGTACGACATGTCGCTTTCGGTTCCTGAGCGCGTCATCCACATGCTTTGCGGCTCGTTCGTTGTGCCGGCAAACACGCGACGCTGCTCAAAGTAACTCACGGCCTGTGGGTAGTTCCCTGCCGACATAAACACTGGGTCAACAATGGGAGGCGTGATCCCCATGTCAGGCGCAATGTTGTTGTCAGTAAACGAATTGGTATCGGATTGTCCGATATAACCATACAAACCATTTTGCTTCTTGTAGATGTTGTATCGCAATGCCCCCGACACAGCCGTCCATGTCAGATCATTTGACGCGCCTGTCACATTCAAATTGTTGCTTACTGTCCCCGAAGGACTAGCAACGCTTTCGTCAAACCCGTTTGTTGCAATAGATGTAATGACGTAGTAGTTGTCAATGTCTTGAGATTGGTTTGCGTACTGAACACTTCCACCACTTGTGTAAGCACCAACAGGTGGATTAGTGCTGTTAAAGTGTTCACCTGTCGTGTAAGACTGAACTTCTAATTTAGTAGCAGGAGTTGCTTTATGGATGATCCAAAATCCATTTACCTGTGTCATTCCAAGAACACCGCTAATTTCAATTGGATCGCCAGCATTTAAATTATGTTCGGCAACGGTTGTAATTACCGCAATTGCGGCGTTTGTAATGCCCGAAATATTGATTGATCGACCGCGATTAGCAGTTACCGTTGGCGCACCAGGTGCTGCAACTGGCGACACAAATAAGATCGTTGACAGCGTCCATGTTGTTGCACCGAGCCGGCGCAACTCGCGTGGTGCGTAGTTCGGGTGGACGATGGTCAGCACATCGGCAGACTGCACATAGTGCAAATCGAACAGGTCAGCCTCTGCGTACGGGGTAGGGATCTCGTACGCGGCTGAAGGAATCAGATACCAATACGTTGCATTGGTTGGCAGATTGCCTGTTGACGCAAGGATGCAGTAATAGTTTGATCCACCGGAACTTACAAGATCGCCCAAAGAATAAACTTGGTTTGTCGTAATTGTTCCAGCACCAGCACTTGTAATATCAATTGCCGCTCCACCAACAGTCAAAGAGAATTGAAATGTGTTTGTGGTTGCGCCAACAACATAATAAGTTGTGAGGGCAGACAAACCTGCTGGAATTGTTGTTGTGGCTGCAATTTGGATCGGTGTTCCGTTTGCATAGCCGTGCGCGTTGCTTGTCACAGTTTCTGTGGCAGTATTAACAGCCGTAATGGTCTTTGTTGTGCTGAATGCGCTTGGAGTGCCAACCAACAGCGTCGCACCCTGCGTGTGAAACCGGATGTACCCATCACCAAGTTCAAGCACCATCGTTTGTGTTGTGCTGAACGTAAACGGTATCAGTCGAGTGCGCTTTGCGCTGTTCTTGACTGCTCGCACAAACGCTGTGCCGGGTCGGTTCTCTGCCGGCCCTTGCGGCATGGCAATGAAGTTCCGTAACTTTGCCGCCCCGGTTTGGAACTTGACATCGTCAATGCGTCCAAACATCTCAGGCGACAACTCGCCGCCGGCAAACGAACGGAAGAAGGTGCGCGTCGTAGGCATGTTTATCTTCCTGCTGACCAGGGAACGATGTGTTCCACCTTGATGTTTCGCATGTTTGAGTCACTTGTTCGCGCCTGAGACAGATACCCAGCCATCATCTGTAGGCATCGCTTTGCTTCAGCAGACCCAATGTCGCCCTTAATGATTGGCCCTGCAAGCATTGATGCCAAGTGCCATGACAACGTCATTACAAACAACGGCGTGAACTTTGTCGGGTCAGACACAAGCGACTGATACCGGAGCATTGCGCTCGCCTGGTTGGTGTAGATCACACCTGCACCAAGGGTGTCAGCCTCAACGGCATATGGCTGCGGGACGTACTGACCTGCGGCAATGAGCGGCGAGTAGTTGTGTCCAAATGACGGGCTGTCGGTAGGTACGAACTGCGTTGCGTAGTCGTTGGCAGCATCAGGAGGCAGCACACTGACAATGGTCACGCAGTCACCAGGCACTGCGTATGCGTACTCCCACTCCGGCCACACGTTGGTCACTTGTGCAAGATTGACACGCTTAGAACCGAAGTTCCAGTTGTGCATTTGCAGGAGCGAGTCGCGAGCAATGGGGTAGAAACGGGCGCACAGACCTGCCTGAAACGATGCTTCAGGCGGGTCAATGCTTGAGACTGTCGCCTCATCCCCGATGTGTGATAGTGCTAGGTTGCAAATATCGACTTCTGAACTCAATGTGCGACCTCCTAGAAATAAGGGGGAGCCGTGGTTTCCCAGCGACTCCCCCCATGCGGCAAATCAAATCAAAGGTTCAACCCTCGTCAACGTCCGCTTCATCATCTGAAGACTTACGCTTGCCCTTGGCTTTCCACTTCCTTCCGGAAGCATCAACCGTAGGTTTGGTAATTCCTTCGTCCCAGGAACCGTCAAGAATCTCGACGTTGCTGTTCCGTGGGCCGCTGTATTCAAAGATGTCTCCAGGCTGGCGAAGACCGTTGTCGACGAAACACAGGATTTTTGCTTGAACCTTTGGCATAAAACTTTCCTATTAAACGACTGAGAAACCGGAAGCATACGAACGCTTGCCGTCCTGAATGTCCAAGACTAGGTCAGCAGAAATTGCACCAGTGGTGAAAGTACCAGTGGTAACAACTTGTGCGCCGAGGTACTGAAGTGCAGCAGCACCGAGTTGCTGCGGACTGACGCGGACAGCAACTTGCTGACCAACGCCAAGGTTCGCAGTCACAATGAGGCTGACTTCGCCAACAACAATGTTTCCAGACGCGAGCGTTGCACTGCTTGACGCTACGGCTTGGAAAGTTGCGTTAGTGCCGCCGGCAAGAGCGGTAGTCACGGTGAAATACACATACAAATCTGTGCCAGAACCGATGTCGCGGTTCTGGGTTCCCTGAGCAACCGTGTACAGACTGCCGGATGCAGTGGCAGAGTACGCGGTGCTTGACTGAAGATTCACAACGTCAGCACACACATAGGTGGACGCAGTAGTGATTGCTCCAGTCGAACCAAAGCGAAGGTTTTGATCTAAAATCATTTTGTTGTTCTCTTTCTGTAGAAGTATTAGGTAATACGGGCTTCGGCATTGATGAGTGAATCAACGCGACGCAACGGAATTCCGAGGAACGACAGGTAACTGCTTGCCGTGCCGAACTGCGAGAGTCCTTCGTTGATTTTGAGGACAGCACTGCTCTTGTCAAGCGCAGCAACCGACAGACCGCTGTGAACGGTACGGTTCATGTAGAAGGCAGAACGACCCATCGCCAAATTTGGGATGCGATACATGGCGCGTGCCATCATCTTGACAAGTGCAGTGGATGCGGCGGCTGCTTGCGAAGTAGCCTGACCCATCAAATCGCTTACGTCAATGTTGGCAATACGAACAACGTAACGCCAATCCTTGACAACAAGACCGTTCTTCCACTGGTAACGAGTGGCATACGCCTGAAGACGCGTGCTATCGCTGTTGTAGACAGTCTGTTCGCCAAGATCCTCATGGATGAGTCCTGCTTTCGAACCCTTTGGGAACGGGCAGTACACGGTGTTGTCGCCCCAGCAAACAAGGTACACCGAGGTGTTGTCCGAACCAGTGCCACCAGCATCCAGAATGTTCTGGCCGTTGCTTGCGGAAAGGCTTGAATAACGGGCTGCAAGACCAAGGAATGACTTTGGTTCAATGGCAGGATTGCCGTAGAACATGGTCGTAGCCTGGGTCTGATTCATCGCTTCAAGGAACGCGGTGTCTTCGGACAAACGGAACTGAGCCGTGTTGCCGTTGAGCATTGCAAGATCCTTGTCAACTTCGGAGCGAGCCTCAAGCATGCCGCATGCTTCATCGACCTGCGCGGTCGTTGACTTGCTGTTTGGAATGCCTTGGTTGAGCGCACGCCAGTACACGGTCGGCAGACCTGTACGGATGACGACGCGGTCGCCGGTTGGCAAATTGCCTTCCTTGTACACGCAGTCTTCGAGGATTTCGTTGCTCTGAGAGAGCAGTTCGGCAATGACCGGAGTACGGCCATCTGGATCAGTACGCTTTGCCCAATCAGCAAGCGTTAGGTTAGTAGAAGAAAGAGTTGCCATAATAGTAATTCCTTATAAATTAGGACTGTTTGGAATAAAGGAAGGCTGCTTGGCTGGCAAAGTCTCGCGGCCGTCCCTGTGTAGGGGCTGCACCGTTTGCCTGTCCAACGTAGCGGTCTTCGGAAATTGACTTACCCGCTCGGAACATAAACCGGATGAACTCCGGGTGATTTCCAAGACCGGATTCGTTCAGTAGTGATCGAAGTTCAGGTGTCCCGAACTGGTCGAGTGCTTTCTTCGCGGTGGACA